GTCTCAGGAGAGTTGTATCGAATATTAGTTTTATTTAAGTCTATGCCTTCGGCTTGAGCAAGAGCTGGGACGTTCAGGACTCTGGTAACCGTCTCTCCAGCCTCGTCTTGAGACGAGAGGACTACACTGCCGTCATCTCGTACTTCTGAGACTCGGGCTCCTAATGAGTTTGCTAGTTGTTCAATGTCGAGTACTTGACCCATGCTATTCCTCCTCCTTCAAGAATGATTTAAGGGATGTGGGAGGAGATGTCAGGCTCGCGCCTTGCGGCGCTCGCTGTGGTTGCTGTTGCGGTACTTCTTCAAATCCTGGTACTAATATGTCATTCACGTCTTCTTTTGAAAACCCTTTACCAATCTTATTAATAATCCTGGATGTCTGTCCACTGACCTTCAATGCCTTCTTTCTTACAGCATTAACATTAGCCTGCCTCATTGCCGTGGCTAATCTTGCAATATCTGCCCTGTCTGCTTCAGTTATTAAACCGGCAGATCTTTTCCTAAAGAGGGCTGATGCAAGTCTAGTTATCGCAGGGGATCCTCGGAACATCTCTCGTTCCGCTTCAGTTAAGTTACCTACTTCACCAGACGCTCTGGCCATAAAGGTTCCAATAGCTTGGTCAGCAACGGGATTATTCTGAGCTAGGAGTTTAAGAGCGGTAGTGGCCTCATCTATGGACTCGTTATTCTTTTTAGTTAGTTGGTCCACCCTTTTAAGTGACCTTTCAACAATGCTAGATTGCTTCTCTGTTACACGTTGCTGTTCTTTAGTAGCCTTTTTACCCGCTTTTATTTCTTCAAGTCGTTCTTGACGGCCCTCTCGTCTTTCCTCCTCAGGAATGGTTATCTCTTCTTTCTCAAACTTAGCCAATCGTTTCGTTTTGGCTTCAGCTCTTACTTCTCGTCTAATCCCAGTAGCTTCTACTCGACTCTCTTTAGCCAAAGCTTTGGCAGACTCCTTTTCAAATACCCCTAGTTGGAAAGCTTGGCTAGACTCTTGTGCCTGTCTCTGTTGTTGAGCCTGAAACTCCGCCCCAGCACTCACACCCAGTCGTCCCGTGGCAGCTTGTATTGTGGCAGCATCTGCTCCTGCACCGGCCAGTCTCAGTGCCAATGAGTTGGATATCTCAGTCTGCTGTTGTAAGACCTGCGCTCTATCATCTTCCTGATTCTGTAGCTGAGTTAACTGCTCATTAGCGTCGTTGACAGCTGTACTAACGGCGAAGGTCTTCACCCCTCGGTCGAAAACTGCTAGTCCTTTCAAAAGATCATCTAGTCCCACGTTGTCCCCCTTACTTCGCCACTATACCAGTTGACAGTCCCTGATTAATATTACTCTGTGGTAAGAACCCCCCTCTGAAACCGAATCCACCTCCAGCAGTACCACCCGAGGCTAAACCACCACCCCCGCCTCCAATACCACTTAAGGCACCAGCTGCGCTAAGTCCTGTACCAGCACCAGCCAAGGCTCCGCCTATAGCTCCACCCAAGCCACCACCTGAAGTCTGTGTACCGAACTGCGTGCCGGTAGCCAACCTGAAGTTACGTTCCGATGTCAAGGCTTGTTGGCCCAGTGCAAACAAGTTTTGCCTGTTCTGGAAAGCCTGCGTGGCCAAGCCAGATCTAACATCGGCCAAAGCTCCCTGAAACTGCAGTCTCTGCAGCGGAAGCTGCCGAGCCTGTTGAGCACTGAAGGCAGTCTCTCTAGCCCCTAAGCGCTCCTGTTGCTGGGTTTGCTCCTGTGCAAGCCTAGCCTGCAGTATAGGATCCGACACAGAGCGGCCTAGTCGGGCCGCTAGTTGAGCTGTGCGTTGTTCTTGTCCAGCAAATGCCTGTTGCTGAGCTACTCTCTCTGGTGCGAAGATGTCTGTCGTGAACCCTCTGGCAGCTGATATGTCAGCCTGTCCTGGGAGACCGCCAGTCTCTGTAAGACCTTGCAGCCTGGAGGCTAATGATCGCCGGGCCTCAAGCCCGGCTCTGACATCCTCTTGGCCAGGCCCTGCACTTACAAGGCCTTCTAGATCCCCCAGCTGGCTTTCTGATATCCCCGTGGCCTGCTGCTCTAAGGCGGTCGGAGGCATAACCTGTAGAAACGAGCTTGTTGAAGTAACATCCGCCTGTCCCCCAGCTATTCCGCCTAATACAGCTCCTGCCCCGCCTACTATTGCCGCTGTACCCATGTGGTCCTCCTTTCCAAGCAGAACCACTCACGCGATTCACGCTGTTCTTCGCGCATCTATAGCCCCTTCCAGTATTGTTTGATGTTCTCATCCCCCATCTCGTACCCATGCCTCTCCAAACGTTGTTGTACCACAGGAACGCCTGACGTCGTCCATACGAGCTTGTACCCCCTCCCCCTAGCCTGGAGGTGGACTACCTCGAATAAAGCGTCCAGGGCCTCGCTACGGGCCTCTGAGGGGCTTTCTGGATCTGAGATAGGCCACCCGATCCAGCACACCTCAGAGCCTTGGATTGGGTACAGGAATAATGCGGCTATTTCTACTCCGTCGCTGAGGGCGACGTAGCCAGTGTCTGAGAGGATTTTGGGTGTTAGTTCGATATTTTGTCGGTGTTTCCACCAGTCAGCTAGTAGAGAGAAGTCTTGAGGGATGTATTCACGGGTTTCGATCATTATAGAGTCCAATATATTACAGTGAGTTTTCCAGAGCCACCGGCTCCACCAGTTCCACCAGCAAATGATGCGCCGGATCCCTTGCCTCCTGAACCACCACCGCCTCCGGCGCCACTATTTGCAGCGGCTGTTGAACCAGTGTTTCCAACTGAATTCCCGCCAGTTATTCCACCGGCACCACCACCACCGGCAGCTAGGCCACCACCGCCTCCGCCTCCGGCTCCTGAGTTCACACCTGAAGAGGTTGCTGCTCCACCCCCGCCGCCATTTCCGAAATCTCCTCGGCCTCCTGCCGTACCTGCAAGGGCAATGCTTGCTGTGGATGCCCCACCGGCACCGCCGTTATATCCACCTACAGCAGTAAATGAAGAGTTACTAGAATTATTAATTCTAGCCCCTTCTCCTTGTCTGCCTCCAGGGAAAGACTTGATTGCACCAAAAGTTGTAACACTGCCTACTGTTCCTCCCGCACCTGCTGCTCCAGGGTTACCACCGGCACCACCGCCGCCACCGGCACCACCGCCTCCAATAGTGACCGTGATTGCTGCTAATGGGGTAACTGTTACAAAGGCTGTTGCTAACTGACTACCATCACCCCCTGATCCTCCGGCACCTCCGGCGCTGTCTGAGCTGTTACTTCCACCGCCTCCACCGCCTCCTCCTCCGCCTCCAATTCCGAGAAGCATAACTTCGGTGATATCAGCGGGGACATTAAAGGTACCCCCGGAAGTAAATTCAGTGACTGTGGGATTTATGACTATAGCGGCCAGCTCATTGCTTGTAATTCCGTTGGCTTTAACTCTAAGAGCGTCAGCATTCACTTCTATAGTGGAGTCGTCTACTCCTACGTCGAGGTTTCCAGAACCATCTTGAGTTAGGGCTGCGCCGGCTACTGCGGGAGCGAGTTTAGCTCCCGTGACCTCGTCGTCAATAAGCTGAGTAGTGCCTACAGAGTTGGAGGCCATCTTGCCTTGAGTAACTGAGGCATTAACTAGTTTAGCTGAACCTGTGATGCCGCCATCTTGGATATTGTCATCATTGATCTTCGTAGTATTTAAGAACGTTTCTATGTCATCAACAATGGCGTCGAGATCTGACTGTAAGAGGATCTCGCCGTCTGCGTAGTCTCTAGTAATATTTATTTGCGCCACGTTACACGACCTCCTGCACTGGTCCGACTTCTTCGAATTCTATCATATATCCGTATATCTCCACTTGCTCGTCAGCTGAGTTCTGGGTAATGGTCAAAGTAAGGCCTCTTCCGTAGCCCTCCATAGTGAACATAAAGGGAGCTAAGACATCGGAATTGCCTAAGATTGACGTACCCAAAAGAAAATCCGTCCCCAATAAGGCTCCACCGATTGGTTGAGTAAAGGTAAAGGATTGGACTGGGAAATTGTCAACCCGGGCCTGGACGGTGAATTCAAAGTCTCCTAAAGGTTTATATAAGAATCCGATGCGTTTAAAGGCCTTCATGGACTGGGGATTGCCTCCGGGGTATATAGCGCCGGTCTTTATTCGATAAAGAATGGGGTCGGTTCCAAAGTCACTGAAAGCATCGTTCTGGGCCTGAAGCACACGGCCGTCAATGGTTCCCGTGATCATCTTGGTTTTGTTGCTGACTAGCCTGGTTGATAAAGCTTGACAAGAGATGCTAGGCCACCGATACCACTCCTTAAGATCCGTGTGAAAGAAGTAGATTGTATTGTTGTCAGTCTCATTCTCACTGATAGCCCAGGCTGCGGAGTTTAGTTCAGGGATATAGACTCCCTGAACCTTGTTCAGTATGGACTGGTCGAAGTCATTGAAGGTCTGCTGGATCTTGGCAGAGATGTAAGTAGTTTCGGTATCCCCGAACGACGCTGTGGCTGCTGTGGAATGAAACCCTCGTTTACTCAGAGAGTAAACATCATCCTGATCAATATGAATTATTGAGGCGTGAGCCTGTACCCCGATGCCGTCTGTTACAGGGTCTACTTTAAAGGTCTCTGGGGTTGCTCCTGTTATCGTAAAGAGCTTTCTTCCCTTAGCTACGAATAGTATTCCCTTGTAGTTGTAAATTCCAGTTATGCCTTGCTCGTCACCATCTCCTAGAGACACGTCGATGGCTCCGGAGTCTGAAGTACCATTCCATTCCTCTATATTACCAGTGGCTGAGTAGTGGACACGGTCAGGTTCTGACTTATCATTGGTCCATAAGCGACCTAGGAAGGTCGCCATCAATGAAAAATCTGGGGGAGAGCCTGCAAGTAGTTCGTAGTCAGCGGAGTCTTCAGGCCGGAACTTGATGGGTAGATTCAGCTTCTTATCGAATGCAAGAATAGTCATGTTTTGCATTACGATCGAATTAATTACAATGATGTCCTCTGTAGGCTCTGCTCCGCCTCCATCGTCAATCTCTGTTCTATTACCAGAGTTGTCATACTTGAATAACTTGAACTGGTCAGTGGCTGATAAAAGAAGCTGTACCTTGGTAAAGGATGCATCGAAACGGAAATAATCGGTGAGGTTCAGTATTGAGTTGTTTCGTTTGACTGTTAAATCTGTCACGGCTGAAGATCCTTCAGTCAGGGAAGTAGTCCCAGTGTAAGTGATAGTAGAGCCTGAGGCTGTTAATACGGTTGCTGAGTCTACTGCGTAAGCAGCGTCGGCTCCTGTGGCTATGACCTTTATTGTTTCCCCCACGACGAAGATTTCATTTAATGGGGCGCCACCTGTTATAGCAGAGGCGAAAACAACTGTTCTGGTGGTTGTAGAAGAAGATCTAGTAGAGGCAGCTGGGATCACCGAACCAAACTCATCGATACCTTCACGTTTAGTTCGAGCGCCTGAGGTGTTGAAAATCATGTTGTCGGCCTGGACTAAGTCGTTGTCATTTAAAACACCCGGGTCAACACTGCTATTAAGACCCCCATTCCAGTTAATCTTTTGGTAGACTTTCGTGCGCAATGCCACGTTAGAAGTCCTGGAATCTATTTCTACGGGTTATCCGGCGTTGGGACTTTACATACCTAGTAGTGGGGGCGATGGTCGGTGAGTCGAAGCCGTCCTCAACTCTGGCTGCCATTGCACCAAGTTTGTTCGTGAATTCAATCTTAGAGAGTTGTGCCTGTTCAACATCTCTGTTTAAACTATTCCAGAGAATGCCTAGAGCGCCATCGGTCAATACATCCCGGTCCTCAATTGGCATTAGAGGTTCGTCTGCATCCAGATCAAGGCTGGCTGCTTCCTGTGTGTATTGAACGTGGATTGTGACACTTTTAGTGTTACGAGCTGGGTAGATTTCTACTTGTCGGAATCGGTCGGCTTCCGTCTCAGGGGTTCCCGAGGTTGGATCGAAGAAGTCCCCGGTAGAGTAAAAGATGGGGAAGCCTTCACGCTGTTTGTTGTTAAGCCTGATCACGCGAAGTTCTTGGGGGCCTTTGGCTTCCATTGGGTCTTTATGACGATCATGCCATACGTCTATAGTCTCTCGGGCGTCTGTAGGTAAATCTACCTTGTCGCGCCAAACAGTAATGGCAGCAGTGGCGTTGGTGGCTCCTTGGTAGGCACTTGACAAAGTGATAGTAACGGTGTTAGCAGTATGGGCGGAGATCTCGTATTCCTCATCAAAGCCGCCGGTTTTAAAGCGGAAGTTTGCAAAGGACCCCAGGCCTACGGCCGGGGCAGTAGCAAGGGTGACAGTTGTGGAACCGTTGGTGACTATGGCTGTGGTATCTGGAGATGCTCCTGTAAACTTAGCAGCGTGTACGACGTCAGCCTCTTTGCGAAGCCAATACCATCTTGCTATTGGAACTACTTTATCAATGTAAACCCTATTGATAGCTCGTTTAATTTTCGCAACAGCATTCGTGTCACCTACCTGAATACCTAACGCCTCCCGGCAGGCGGCTTGTATGTCTAAAAATGTTTTCGTTTCTTGGGCCATCTAACTATTCTCTCGATTTCAATATTAAGGTTGCTGTTGCTCCTGCAGTTATTGTTGCATGTATCGCATTCGGAAATACTACTGGTGAGCCAGTTAGATCAACCGGAACCGTCTCGTCTGCATTCTTAGCCTTAACAGGTATCTTTAAATCTCCAGAGCCATCAGTATCTCGAAGGACTAATTCGTCTGCTGGAGCAGCAGACGTTAGAATGATATACGACACAAGGATATTTTTTCTCGTTAAAAGAGTGCCAGTCGTATCAATATAAATTGTGTTCCCATTAAATGTGTTTGCGATAACTCACTCCTTAGGGCGGAACATCCGCTACGATGTCGCCAGCATCCATATTGGTCATTGTACCATTCGAGTTGCTTTGTTGGTCAATAATGGTTGGGAATGTGTCTCCATCGCCGCAACGCCACCACCCTACAAGATTGGCTGATTTGGCATGTGCAGAAAGATCTGCGGGAACGCCTGAATTAAATATATTAGAGATATCTGTGGAAGTTAATTCTGCATCCCACATAGAAACTTCGTCAATATTTCCAACAAAATCAGTGTTGTCGTTGTTGTTGTCTGCGATGTTTATATCATCAACAGTGTTGTTGAATAGGGTATTGACCGTACCATCAGTAGTCTTAGTAGGGGTCGCATCGACAGTACCATTAATGTAAAGGCTTATACTGTCACTTGCAAAGGTGGCGGCGATGTGGTTCCAAGTTGAATCCAGAGCAACAACGCTTGAAGAGTAGTTTTTATGGACACCGGCTCCAAGGGTGCCGTCAGCGGAAACTATGAAGGTCATCTTATTTCCATCGGTTCCCGTTAAAAATTTTCTTTGATTGCCAGCAGACAAGTAATGTGAGAAGATCGTATTGAACCCTTGAGAGCCTCCCTTAACCCAGGCGCTAACAGTTAGAGCGCTGGTAGGCTGTTGTGCAGCTACCGTTGGAATTAATACTTTGTCATCGACGCCATCGAAGAGAAGAGAGAATGTATTTACGAAAGGTGCAGCAGGGGCAGCTAGACTTGAAACAGCACCATATCTAACTCCAACTCCTCCCTTGCCAGACGGATTTGGGATAAGGCCAGAGGTCCAGGATCCTATTCTTCCACTTGACATCCTGTAAGCCTCCTTTAGTCCACTTTAGCTAAGTATGTAAACTGAACACCATCTCCGTTAGTAGCCACTCTTATAAAAATTGTAGACAGATCAATTTCGTATTGTGTTCCGTTAATTAGTGGTCCGGATAATGTAACGCTGTCTCCCCCGGATCTCGGAGCATCCGTGGCAGCAACAGAAGAATCCCCAATAAAAATATCTCCAGTGTTGTCTGATTGAGCCACAATTTCAACGGAATATGCAAAGGTTTTTGAAGATAGAAGTGCTTCAGGAGTTCCTGATGCTGCAACTTCCTGTACTCCTGTTCTAATTGTAAATCCTGCGGCCATGGTTAACTCCTAGTGAATCCAGTAAGGACCCCAGTTAGGGGTCCTACTGATTAATTATTATGGAGTACCACTGGTACCAAAAATTCCGTAACCGTGGATAGCTCCAACCTTCTCTCTATAACGAGATTTGTACAAGATAGAGTCATTCACGAAGCCAGCATCACTTCCAGCAGCGATAGTCTCAACACCGGTACCTTCGATGATTCTGAGGCCATTGTCTGAGGGGGGGGGACACCATGAACCAAGCATCCGCATCAGTTAGGTGAGGACTAGAGATAGTCACTAAACCTTCCTGGGCGAAAGAGTTCATGTTGTTGATGTTGGTAATACCGGATCCGCCGGCAGCTTCAGTAGTGTCAGGCTTCAAAGAAGACCCCAACAACTCTTTAGACAAACGCTTGTTATCAGGATGAACAAGAACCATCGCGGCGCGGATATCCTTGATGATTCCGCTATCGCCTACGAACTGAGTTTCGTAGTCAGTTAGCATCTGCTCCAATGAGGCGACAGACAAGTCGGCATCGGCTGTAAGGCGATTACGAAAAGTGTCACCTGAAGGCAATGTGTGGGCAGTATTAAACAAAGAAACACCATCAGCGGTTAATTCAGTGGTAAAACCGTTGTTAACGACGTTCATGGCTTGGATCTCTCGGGACTCCCGAGCAGACTCACCCATTCGGCGAACAGCATCTGCGATGAACTGGAACTTTCCGTCTTCAACGGCTTCCATTGAAATACTGAAACCAAGACCAAACTTCACAACGTTAAAAGTCTTGGAAGCACCCTGAGGCTGACTCTCGAAACTATAGTCAGTTCCTTCAGGAACTTCAGTAAACAACGGCATATCGTGAATCTCGGTGGATTGCCAGATATCGCGGTCAGTAGATACGATCTTAAAAAGGGTTTCTCGACGGCTCGGATGTAACTCGAACTCAGTCCGGAAGATTTCTTCCAGGACTGGGAGCATATCTTCGCCAAAAAGATCCCCATAATTAGCTCTCAAAGCATTAGGGCTTGACATTAGTTACTCTCCTTATAAGCCAACGGTATTTTTACCAAGTTGGGCATTGTTAATTGTTACTACAACTTCTGCTTGAGCGCCCAGGGCATTATCAGTCCTGGGTTCCAAAGCAAGTAATCGAAGTTGTAGAGTTGCTCCAATTCCACCAGATGAGCTATCTAGTTCCATCCTTGACCGATTATAAGTCGTGTCGCCAGCGGTGGCTACGATGTTGTAGTTCAAACCAATATCGGTTTGAGCATCAATATCTGCCTCGTCAGCTTGACAAGTATATTCTTGATCAGGATGATCACTTATTAAAACTTTATCCCCATCAGCATCAGCATAAGACAATGCAACACCTTGCAAAGCCTCAGCAGCGACTGCTGGATCAACTTTTCCGTCATCTTCTAGATGAACCCAATCCCCTTGAAAAACACGAGCGCCAGCAGTATATTCTCTAGCACGACGAGCTTCCCCTTTCGGTTGAGCACCATTTGGACGATCTGGATTAGCCATACACACTACCTCCAAAAAAGATTAAACACACCTAACCCCCATGGAGGGGTTAGGAAAATAATATAGCACATTCACGTTCCGTTGGACTTCCGGCCATTTGGCTGGTCAGCTACATCCAAGATAAGTGGTTCTAGAAGATCGGGATGCGGAGGTAGAGCTGGTGTAAGTGCTTGTTGTCTCTTGGTTAATTCCCTTTGGAACTTAACATTGGCTTTTGTCTTCAATTCAGCAGCCTCCTGCTGGGCTCTAAGGGCTCGATTGAAGGCGTCGACTACCTGACTTCCTCCAAGCCTCAGCTCAGCTTCCTGGGCGGGATCTGGGCCTTGGCCTATGCCCCTTCCATCTCCCACAGGGCGACTCCGTTGTCGCCGCCGTGGAGCCGGCTTAGGGCCTACCCCCACGCCTTTAAGCGGTTTCGTAGAAAAATCGCGGGGCCCTCCAAATATCTCTTTCTTTTTTTTCTTCCGTGCCACCCCTAAAATTCCTTCTTCTCGTTGTCATCATAACCTTCATAGACTTTGCCTTTGCCTCTTAAGTCACTCCGAAGCTTGTTCGCAGCAGTCTTTGCGTAGTTTTTATAAATACGATTTTTGTTCGCCAAAAACTCCTTGTGAGCAGCAGTAACTTCCTTAGACCTGATTCCTAAAATTAGGTCACCACGGCGGATATAGCCATTCACATCCTTACCAAATTGCTTGTCATCAACATTTCCTGCGGGCTTATAAGGCTCCCAATGAGACTTATGAAAATAACCATTCTTGATGTAATCCGAATAATTGATCCATCTATGGTCCATTCCTTTACGCTCAAGCTCCTCTAAAATAGCGGTTGGGACGCGCAAACGGTTCTTAAAAAATCCCTCGAATGACTTCTTCTCAACCTTATGGCTGGATTTCTCCACACCCTTCTTTTCTATTGACTCTTTGTTATCTTTCATTATTTGTACCTCTTCCAGTTATCCCGTTTACGTTCTTTTATTCTTTCAACCTGTTTTTTGTTGGTCATATCTAAGCCCATTGCCTCAGCAAACAACTTAGTCTTCTCTGATAGATCACTCTTCTCTTCATCTTTTGGGGCGCTGGATCGGCTACCTGAAAGAGAGAAGTCAGACGTCTTATCACTTCTTGAGGACATTGGCAATACTCCTAAGTTATTAGCTGCACGACTTGCAGCCAGTTCATAACCAACAGCTGTGTTTTGAAGATCCTTTGGCAGGCCGCTGTGGATCTCAATTAATTTCTTATTTAAATCAGACCCTGTTTGCCTTGCTTCCGGATACTGAGCTGCAATGCTCATGATTACCTGGTCTAGGTCTCCTCGATTCTTTTCAGCCTGACCAACACGTTTATTAACCATGTCATCTACACGCTTGTCCAAATCAGCTTTGCTCATATCAAGCAGGGTGTCATCATCGTCAACTGGATCATTGACAACAGGTGGTTGAGCCTTGACCTTTAGATCCCTTATCTCTTGCGCCATTGCTTGATTGAATTGAGTTTGAGTATCGTTTTGTACTTTGAGTTGTTCAGAAATTGCTTTCAACTCAGCTGTGGTATCCACAGGTTTATCTCCTGGTTTCTCTGCAGGAGGAGTCTCATTTTCTTCAGCCATTATTTACTCCTTTAATAGCACATCACGTTTGCGCTTTACGTTATCGATAAAAGATGCTATGCCCTCGTGTCGAGCTTTAGCAATTACAAGGCCTTCGGGGCCGTTGTTTAGATTATATTTTAAAACACTATTGATATACGATGCCTCCAGCTCGTGCATTAACTTCTGTATTGCTTTCCATGTATCGTCGTCTCTTAGAGCAAATCCTAATGCATCACTTTCCGTGTGAGAGAGTTTCATTAACTAGCTCCTTCAGTCCCTGTGGTTTGGGGTTGGGTCTGTTCAAATGTTTGCCCGTTTAAGGCTTGCTGTTGATTGACCTGTTGTTGTTGGATGTTTGCTTGCTGTGCAGCGACTTGTTGAACAGCTTGCAGCATTTGCTGGGCTTCCTGTCTCTTAGCAAACAAAGCTGCTGCTTCTGGTGGACTGTGTTGTCCTAAAGCTTCATCATTGCCTTCAATATCGTCAACGAAGTCTATAAACCCTTGCAGGTCTTGTGTGGGATCAAGTTGTACGTCTATTCCAGACAATATCCTATCCCCTATTTCCATGGGGGTGAATACCCGTACTATCTCAGCTGGTTTAGTTAAGAACTTGGTGATTTCTTTAATCCCTCGAACCTGCAGAGTGTTCTTAGCAGCATTATAAACATTTAAGGGGTTAACAATACCGAGTTGAAGCATTATTGGATTCATAGTCAGTTGGAATGCTACATCTGCTTGCTGAATCATAATCTGTCTATTCGAATTTATAGAGTTAGCCTCTATTTCGAAATCAAACATTCCTTGTATCTCTTCACGGCGTTCAACGATTGCCCAATAGTTATCACCTGAATCCCCTAGGACTCGGAACTGGAAGCCAGGGGGAAGCTTCTGTTGGAGCATGGAATGAGTGTATTTTAGGAATGCTTTCCACCCTAGGCCCATACGTTGAATGAAAATGTCTAGGTTGACACTAGTCTCACCCTGTAGGGCCTGAACCCCAGTAGCGGTTCTTCCTGCTCCTTGGGTTGCCTGAGAACCCAATGATATATCACTGATAGATGTAAGTCTTTGAACAATGTTGTTGAGTGAGGCTTCCTCTTGGAAGCCGAACGACACTTTGTTGCCCATATTGGGAAATGCAATGTCTGTTTGAGGATTCTCTACGGGGACTAATGTCCCTGGTTCTATCTCGTACTTCTCGGAACTCATAGCTGACATTGGTTTATAAAAACCGAATGGCATGGATTGCAGTATTCCTACATCTATCCTCATATTGTGTATGGCGTCAATCTCTTTAGACAAGCTATGCAGAAGTTCAGGCATTCCTACGCCCCAGTCGGAGCCTCGTCTTCGATGGAAGTCTATCTTGAAGAAGGGTCGTTGGCCAGTAGCCATTACTCTCCACAAGTAGGTTGCTCGAAGGATCCGATTGGTTCGGCGGTGGATCCAAACTACTATCTGAGAATTAATTCCTGATCCGTCTACGTCTGCCTCTAAGTAGCACTCAAGGATATGGTATCTATCCAAATCATACGTTTTATCCTGCTCACTTAAGCCGGCGTGCTCTTTTCTCTCTTGTTTTAATGTTCCGGTGTCATCGGCTGTAGTAGAATCATCCCCGCCCTCAATTATTTCTTTAATCACACTCTTTCGAAAGATCTTTTGATCTGCTAAAGACCACAGTTCGGATGCTGTTAACCAAGATTGTTGAATGACATAATCAGCTTTCTGAGGATCACCATCTCCGCCAATGATGACGATGTCCTCTATATTGACTACCTCAGTAACTGGGCCATTGAATACTTCCTTGGTCACAATCTTTATTTTGGGCTCAGCTACTTCAACAACTCTTTGTACCCTGTCTCCCGTATTGGGGTCAGTATCGAAGAATGCTTCGGGGCGGGTTTCGTCAATAACGTCTGCAAAGCGGGTGAACTTCTTTTGCCAACGAGACTTAAGAATTCCGGAGCCAACTGTTATCCAATCCCACAGCCAATCATCTAATACTTGTTTTATTCCTCTGTATTCATTTGACCAATCCTTGAGCGTGTATTGCATCAACGCTTCTATAAGCTTTGCCCTCTCAACATTGGCACCAGTTCTGGCACGCACGTTGAACCAAGGTTCGACGGATGTTAGTGCTGAAAACATCCTCGCATGAAGGCTTTTACAAATAGTTAAGGTAGTGGGGATATGAAGAACTGAGCCCCAATTTGCGTGGGAGTCAACAATTGGTTCGATGAACTCGTCTATCTCTTTTAAGTGCGTTCTTTGTCGTCGTAGGTATTGCACACGGCCGGCATTGGCCTGGTGCCACACTTCAACAATCTTGTTACCCTTCTCTTCCTTTTCGAGGCGTTTTACTAAGTCTGAGTCGATTTGCTCTCTGAGATCAGCAACCACTACCAGGCCCTCATCTTTTTTGTCTTTCAGGACATTCTGTCGGCCATCTTGTGTTACTTTCTGCTCATCTTGCAATGTACTCATTTTAAAGCCTCCTCAGGCATGAAAAATATAGCATACTAAGCCTGTTTCCCCCATGGGGAACGTCTCTTACTGGATCTAATCACTCTCGGAGGTCTTGCAAAATGACTT